GCCGCGTGTGGTGGTTCTTGGCGCTGCGACTGGGGCACGCATACTTACAGCTATGGGCGCCGCACGAGGACGGGCCGGGCGTGAAGAACGGCGAGCTTTAGGTCTGGGTAGGGGGGCTTTGCCCCGCCGTGGGTTGTTGGCCATCTTACTGGACTTGTTTTGTCGGTTGAGCCAATTGCACCGACTCCAGATATTTAACAATTCTAGACCAACAGGGGTTTGTTCCGAGCTCAGCTTGTAGGTCTGAAAACTGCGGATTCTTTACACTGAGGTACCGATAGAGAGTCTTAGGCCATGGAATGAGGAAAGATCTCCCTTCTTCCATATGGTGAGAGCAAAACTCAACGCTCTCTAACTCCCCGTCATAATCCAAAGGGCAGAGGTCGTACTGCTTGCAAGTATGGCCGAGGCCGGCGTACTTGGCAGCAGCTTCTGGTACGAAACCCTCTACTGAATCATCCCCCATGGCTATACACCACGGGGCTCCAATGAGCTCCGCCATAAGGCAGCGGATCCTCGAGTTCATGGAGGACGTTAGGTACGATCCTGATTTCATGATGCCAGGGAACAACTGCGCTATCAGGGTCCCATCTGACAATTGAAACAGGCTGAGGCTGAAACACGCAAACCTGTTGCGCACCGCACTTTCAAGGCGCGGATTGCCTTCCAGGCTTGGCTCCATCATTCTGAGCCTCATGTATAACTCAGCTTCAAACTCCCATTCTTGAACGGACCAGTCAAAACCGGAAATATCTGCACAAGCAGCCTTCCGGATGCTGGACTTAGCCTTAATGTCGGAGAATAAAAGACGGGTTTGGGCTTCTAGCGACAATCCCATGCCAGGTTTGGAGGGGATGGAATGCCACATGGATATTTCGTAGCGATTTTGGAAGCCAAACAGCAGCCGTTCTATCACCTGATCGATTATAGAAACCGATGATATCAGGCGATAACGTCGCTGCCTCATCTTTCGACGGCTATGTGGTTCCTGTTTTACAAACAGCCGAACCGGATCACAGTAGCCATTCTCCACCAAATCAACCGCGGTCGCTTGGCTGAGGTCCACTCCACTGGAGAGGAGCATCAGCCGCTCATACGCACATTCAACTAAGGTGCGAGCGTGGTTGTCTATGAGATCCCCATTAGTTACAGCAAGACCAGCAAACGGGACGCCTGGAGAGGCGTCGCGTTTGATTTCCGTTCTGATGATATACATCAGCCTTTTCTTTAACTCTGCTGTGTCCCACGACCGGAGGACCGCGTCTACTGGGGCCTTGGGGTATCTCTGGAGGAGGCGATCGCATGCCTCTATAAGGCCGGGCGGGGCTGGTACCGGGTTGTGGTTCCCTGCCTGGAGGAGGAGGGAAGTGAGCTCGGCTGCTGACCCCCTTTCCGGCCACGCGTACTCGTCAAGTTCTGGGAAGGACTCCTTTGCCGTCTTAAGGGCTCCGGAGACTGAGGTCGATGCGCATTCGCGAAAGCGGACATTAGATCGTCCAACTTCGACGAGAGGCATTCCGTTTGAACACCGAACTTGCTGAGCAGCTTGTTTTCTAACTGCATCCCCATTTCCGCTATCTTGTGGCTGATCTCCAGTTGAAGATGAGCCTGTTGCTGTTCCAACTGCGATAGTTTCTGTGGGATATCTCCCAAATTCTCCGTTGCGTACTGAATGTCGGTCATTGCAGTCCAGAGCTGGTCGGCCTGATCCACTAAGGGATGAGGGCTTTCGGGTCTGGGCGGGCATTCCCACTGGGGTGGGTTCTGCTCCACTAACTGCTGGGGGATCTTGGCCGTAGGCGCCACTGAAGGTGGCGTGAGTGAAGCCTGGGGGGGCGTCGCTGCAGGGCAGGACGCAAGCCCGGGGCGGGCCAAAGTAGTACTGGGCGAATCCTCTTGTGTGACCAAGATAGGAGTCCGCCGAGGAGGAGGGAGGCTGCGCGAGGAAGCGGGCACTTGCGGCTCCGACGCGGGAGTTGAGGGGGTCGGGAGGATTTCCGACCCCCGCTGGCAGTTT